TCTTCGTTGAAAGTAACCCTATTGGAAGCAAAACTAATCACACACATCCTTTCGGCTAAAACAAGCATTGAATAAACTAATTCATCATTTACATCATCCAATTTTGAAGATAATGACCTTTTAAATTCGTCATGCGATAATAAATCCACTTCAGATTGATTTTTCAAATGCTTGTCAAAAAATGTTATTTTTTGTTGTTTTAACGCTTCTATAAGTTTACGTGTAATGTTGGAAATACTATAAAATTTATATGTAAAACTGGTAATAAGGTTCTCATACACAGCTATAAAACCTTTATCGATATAATTTTGTTTTTCTTCTAAAGATGATAGTGAACATAACTCTTTTTTTGATTCTGGTTTATAATTATTTATTATTACATTTGTTAATAACCTCCTAATTTTTTGTTTTTCCGAAATATTATTAAAAGGCCAAACCCCACCCCTCATCCGTTTATAACTACGGTTCTTCCGGCGTTGTGTTTTCCTCTTGATTCTCCGAATTTTCCGAGTTGTTTTTTTCTTCATTATTACCATTGAGAATATATATATATATAATATTTCATAAAAGGTGTAAATCCTATCCGGTCCTCATACATTCAAGTCTGCCAGTCCTCATACATTCAAGCCCGACCGTCAGGCCGTGCGAAGGCTGGTAGGCAGGCCAACGCCCCTTAAAAATCCACATTCGGCGTCGGCACCTTCTCATCCACATTAAAAAACTTCCGCCTGAACCGCTGCATATACTTGTCCGTCAACTTCTTCTTCTTATCCAGGAAATCGTGGACGGTCATTTTTCCGAGAAGCATATGAATACACATAAAGATGGAATACACCCCGCATTCTGAATCGTTTTTCTGATGATGGATATCGTTGATATACTCTTTAAATGGAATTCCGTTTGCTTCCCCCTGCTCGCGCACCATCTTCATAAATTTGCGTATCCTGCGCTGGGGTGGGTCGCCCGTGCTATCAAAGAAGAAGATTACTCGCGCGCGCACATCAATAAATAGGGAGACCCAATGTTCGCCTGGTTTATCGTGTGGGTCAGTATTGAAAACCACGCCGATTTTCGGCTTTCCATTTTTCACGTGTTTCATAATATCAAATTTACATAATTCATTCCAGACACATTCGCCGTCGTCCATGACTTCGTCGAAATCCACCGGTGACGGACCGATGAAGAGAAACGACGGGACCGCGTGTTCGTATTGTTTGAGCGCATTGGCAATATCAATGCTGGACAACCACTCGTGGATATTCTTCTTCCATTCCTTCGGGGCTTGCGGTGCGAAAGTATAATGAAGCATCTCATCGTCCATTCCAGCGGATGCGAAATTCTGGCGCAGCCAGCACGCTTCTTGATGACACACTTGGTTCATATTGTTTTTGAGCGCCGTCCATATCGCGCGCGGGTCGGTGTCCTCGATTTTCTGGTCGGGGTGGCGTTTATTCCAGAGTAGTTTTAGTTTGTCGAGAGATTTCGATGAATAACACGAGAAATCCTTGGTTTCATTGATGTCAGGGTCGGTCTCGTCTTTAGGCGCACAACTCACCGCTTTGAATTCTTTTTGATTCATAACGTGTTAACGAATAGAATACTAAACTTATATTACTACCTCATAAAAAATTGAACCATTTATATTTTATTTGTGATAATTGTATCGCATTTCGTTATCGTCGTATTCGTCGTAATGGTTGTAAAAACACGTTCATATAAGAGGCAAGTTGCCGCCACCACCACCACCGAGGCCGTCGTCCGCAGTGACCGCAGTGACCGTCATTCCCGCCGTGTTAAAATATTGACGACGCCATCTTTTCTGGATTCTAGCACCAGGACATATAAAATATACTCTCCGGTCGCGAAACCGCCGTCGCGTGCGGTTGTCGTGGCCGCCCCGGAGGACGAGGAATATGACGCTACGGAAGCACTCGTGGAATTACAAGACGATGTAGTAGTCGATAGACGACCGCAATACGTCGGATGTATATGCTTGAACCCGATGCGCCCTATTACGCAATACATGTATTGTATCAACGTTTACAACATCGACAGAACGCTTCATTACCGGTCAGCCTACATTATCTACGACAAAACATCGCGGTTCTATCACGTGTATAGCATCATTTCCAATTGTTTCCCTGAAACGGCTGACGACGCGACCACCGCCGCCACCGCCGCCACCACCGCCAGCGGTTATCCCGCGCCAGTTAACACCGTTCAGATGAAATACACAACCTACGCCAACGAGTCGGTTGTGAATTATATTATGACGATGATGGTGCCTTCCAATGAATACGACTACTTTATCCAAGACGACATCGTAGGAATCACCGCATCCAAAGAGGAATTCGCGCAAACCGCATTCGACTCCGAATCATCGTATTATGACATCAATCATCTATTCCACGACAATACATCGAGCGATACCGTAAATGGATTTAAAGCGTTCAATCTCATCCCGTCGCGGAATTATTGGCGCGACCCTACGTCCGCGATTGGGCCATCATATACCGAATCAGTCATCAATTCAGTTCTTCTCATCCTGTAATGCCGTCGCCGTCGCCGTGGTCCGCTTCAATATCTCGCTGTGATAATCCCGGACTTTGGGTAGTCGCGCCTTAATTTCTTCCTCACTATTTCCAGTGGCGGGTTTCAATACAATAAAATCGTCCATTGTTTTTTTTCGGATACACATTTTGTTTGCGAAGGATAAAATAGTGTTGGACGCGGGGGGCGGAGGCGGTGACGCGGGCGGTGACGCGGGCGGAGACCTGGGCGAGGGTGCGGCGGGCGCAACATCCGTCTCTTGTATTTTCCGATGTAATTCGTGCCGCGCATCCCCGACGACGTTATTACGGGATTCTTCCGTCCGAGTATCATCCTCCACCATCTCCGTGATATCATTCCACTTCAAATACTCAATACACGATTTCAAATATTCCTGATGCGCGCGGTTGATTTCGTCGTTTTCGCATCCTTCATCAAAAAGGCCACTCGTCATTGCCAATATACGGTCTTTATAATAGGTCTTTTCTTTACAAAACAACTCGGCAACTGCGTCGGATGTATTCGCCATCGATTTTTTATATTTGTCATATCGGTTACGGTTCGCCATCACACTCAATGTCAGTTCATTGAAGTCGCTCCTCCATTCGTCCCCGCTCCGCGTGTCTTCAGCCATTTCAATACCGCTTTATAAGTTAGTATAGAACAATAATTTGGCATACACTATTGTTATACTATTTCGATTTGTATTTATGTCCGGTTCCGCATCGTCAGTTGCTCCTTCGCGTTCGACGACGCCGTGGCGCGCGGGATATAGGTGGGGTATTTTCCCGTCATCCCCTCTTTCGGTCGGTCTGTCCCAGACCTCCCAGAAAAACCCTCCTCAATATGAACCTTTTGTTCCCTTTCCTTTTGTTTCTTTTTAAGTTGTTCTTCAGGGATATAATTCGTGGCAGGTTCAATGACGGGACCGCCTTCACCGGTACAGAACCCGTCATAGGTACAATCCAGAGTGCGAAGTTGAAACCGCGTAGAATTCTCGAAGGTGAGTTTGCCTAAACCATTCGGGTTGGGGTTCATCGGCGCGAAATTCGTGGCACCATTGTCAAACAAATACGGATTTGGTTGGGCTACTTCACGAGAGTCGACTTGAACTTGGTAGAGGTCGCTGGTTGAATTCGGCACGTATATTGCGGCGTCATTGCGTTGAAGTGCGAAGAATTGGTTTCGCAGGGATGATTCCACATTGACACGGTCGACCCATCCCTGCCACGGCGCCTTCGCAGTTCCTGGATTGAATACAGAATCGGTGGTGTATTGCTGATAGGCGGGGGTGCTTACTGTTGGAACCGGGCGAGATTCAATAATCGGCATCATCGCGTATTTGGATGAAAGGGGTCGGACATTGAAAGAGGGGCGAAGTGTGGCTGATGGGATATTTCTCTCGGAGATGCGTTGGTTGATTTCGCCAAGACGGTCGTGATGATTTGAATATGCGCCATTTACAACGCCGTGGAATTCCATTGTTATTGATTTGCTTTTTGTCTTTCTTTGGATAAATAATAATGCGAAAATAAATACATATAAACACATATCGGTGATATTATATATCATCCATTCATCGGGGCGTACGTACACACATATACATACGAATGTGCGGTATCTTCTATTTCCAAACCGTCGCGCGTATCGCATTAGCCCAGCTGAAAACATTACAAGAATCCTTTATATTATCTTCACACCGTGGTCCAGACAAATCCGTCTTTTTGAAAGACGATGCGCGCGTGTGGGGGTTTCACCGTCTCTCTATCAATGGAATGGACCCGGCGTCCGACCAACCTTTTTATATTAAAAACTGCCGATTGATTTGTAATGGTGAAATCTATAACTTCAGGGAACTCATTGCGGAATTCGGATTGGACAGTGAGTATCAAAGCGGCTCTGATTGCGAAATCATTATTCATCTCTATCGCGCGATTGGAATTCACGAAACTCTGCGTAGGTTGGATGGAGTCTTCGGGTTTGTGTTACACGATTATGACAGTGGGGCGACCTATGTCGCGAGAGACCCGGTGGGTGTTCGTTCACTCTTTATCGGGGTATCGCGCCACGACGGTGTGTTTGGGAGCGAACATTCCGATTTGATGTGTGTTTCTATGAATCCGGACCATTACGCAATGTGCGTTTCTAGTGAGTTGAAGTCGATTCACGCGCATTGTGATACAATCGTCCAATTTCCCGCAGGATGTTATATGGAGTATCTCGTGGAGGAGAGTGCGACATTTCGGACCTATTACGACTATGCGTATATTTCGTATGGCACCGAGGGCGTGAAGAAGACTAACGATGTCCCGTTATTTGAGACGCAAATCAAACAGCTTCGCGTGGATTATTCCTATCCGATAAGCGACAGCGGCGACAGCGGCGACAGCGGCGGCGGTGATGACGACGAGGGCGAACGCGCCGTATGTACGAAGATTCGCGAATTATTCACACAGGCAGTCGTGAAACGTTTAATGAGCGAGAGACCTGTCGGGTGCTTATTATCCGGCGGACTGGATAGTTCACTCGTCACTGCGATTGTAGCGCGAGAGTTGAAGAAGACGTCACCGGGTACTGTCCTGAATACATATAGTATCGGGCTGGAGGGGTCGGTGGATTTGATATGGGCTCGGCGCGTGGCCGAGTATTTGGGAACGTGTCATCACGAAGTATCATTGAAAGAAGGGGATTTCTTGGGGGCGATATATGAAACGATTTTTCAAACCGAGAGTTACTGTACCACCACGATTCGGGCGTCTGTCGGCAATTATCTCATCAGTAAGTATATTCAAGAGCAAACCGAAGATGTCGTTATTTATTGCGGGGATATGTCGGATGAAATCTTCGGGTCATATCGCGGATTCTTGAAAGCGCCCAGTGACGCGGAATTCCATTCTGAAAATGAGCGGATGATTCGCGATGTCCGATTCTTTGACCTCCTTCGGTCGGATAAAAGCGTTAGCGGCGCAGGATTGGAGGCGCGTGTGCCGTTTGCGGACAAGGCATTTCTGGGGTATGTGATGAGTATTCCTCCGCGGTTCAAGCGGTTCAATGACGACAAAATGGAGAAATATCTGCTTCGTCAGGCGTTTCAAGGGTCGGGGCTTTTACCCGACGATGTCCTGTGGCGGAGGAAGGAGGCGTTCAGTGACGGGGTGAGTTCCGCGGATGGAGGTCGGACATGGGTCCAGATGATTAAAGAGTATTCCGACCGCGTTATATCGGATGCCGAGTTTAATAATAAGGCGCATCATTTGTATTCACTTCATAATCCACCCTATGACAAGGAAAGTTTCTATTATCGCCGCGTATTTGAGAATATCTATGAAGGGCGCGGTGAAACCATCCCGTATTACTGGCGGCACCCCTTTTGCGACGGTGTTTTGGACCCGAGTGCGCGTTTATTGTCGTTCTATGTGCCGGATAGCCACCATCGCCGCGTAGACGACGATGACACTCGGTCATTTGACTAATATTATGTGTGTATTATACAGACGCACGCAACGCACGCAACGCACGCAACGCACGAAATCCAATGAATACCATCAAGAACACCGCCGAAGACCTCATTGTCGCCATTGTGACCAAGATTCGCGACATTGTTCAACCTATATTCGGTAAATATACAATGTATTACAAGTATATTGACTTATTCTTCTACGCGAGTTACGCGATTATATTGCTCGGGTTTTACAACACGGTCCCCGAATACATCCCCCTATTTCGAAACATTATATTATATGTAGCCGTATTTGTTCTTTTACTTCGGTTTAATACGATTTCTTGGACGAACCCTAAATTCGCATTTTTAGGTGGAAACACGTTTAGTGATTTTGACCGACGTCTTATTATTTCCACGTGTATCTTCATTTTGTTTACGCATATCGTATCGGAGACTGTCGCCAATTATACGAAGAAGCAAATCCAGCAAAATATAACACAGCCAGTAAGCGCGGGGGTAGTCCATCCGATTTATAATTATATCGACACATCGGGTGCGGTGGATAATATTCCGGCGGTGAAGAAGTTTATACAGGCGCAGTCCCGGGCACCGGCGCAGGCGCAGTGAATCATTTGACAAAAAATTGAAATGTTTTTTGTTAAATAAATAAATAAATAGACTTCAGTGAAAATGGAATCAGCAAACGCACAACCGAACCAGGCGGCGCAGTATCAGTTCTCCGGCGGGGGCGGCGGCGGAGCCTCACTGGCGATTCAGAAAGAACTGGATATCGTGATGAATATATTGGAAGAGAATGCGGCGAAAATGACCGAAGGTGAGTATTTACAAGGAATGAACGCGCTTGGTGCGCTCCACAAACACAAACGCGAGGCGTTGAGCGAGCGCAGACCCGGCGACATATTACGATGCTGGATGACATTAGACGAGATTGAAGCGGAAGACGAAGACCTCTACGATGAAATTATGGGTGTTGCGGATGATATTGTCGTGGAATTGTGCGGCGAAGATACCACCATCTATACAAACGATGAATTCAACATGGTTCATCGCGGGCAAGAACGCGACGTCTTTCAAATGCTTATCAATTACAAACCCGAGGAGGGAAATATTGGATATGAGACGAGTCCGATGGTTCTTCATCACGCGATTCAGGTGATTATGGCGCGTTTGTTTGATGATACGCATCACGAATTGGAGATTGTGCGTCCGGTGAGTTGTCCGTGTGGATGGAGAGGGGCACAAGGCAATTGGGATAGGCACGTCTCTAATATGCGTCATCAGCGTTGGGCCAATGCGGAACTCGAACGCTTGTCGGTGGCGGCCCTAGCAGATGCGAGAGAGCGTGTAGTCGCGCATCGAGAGCCTGGGATTGTCTACATTGTCGAATTACACTCGACGCCTGAAACACGACGTGCGACGGAAGAGGCGGTTGCGGCCGCAGAAGCAGCGGGGGAGAGGGTAGTATTTACAAATGCGTTGGGTCATAGGAGTTGGTTCTATTAGCGGAGCCAGCGGAGCCAGCGGAGCCGGCGGAGCGGCGGAGCCAGCGGAGCGGCGGAGCCAGCGGAGCGGCGCCCGGATTATCGTTTACGTGCCGTCTTATTACGCATATTCTTTACAGCAGTTGTCTTATCTACATAAAATACATTACCGGGCGACGACGACGACGAGGACGACCTATTTTTTTTAGCAGTCTTGGCTGCTTTTCGCGAATACGCCGCCGCGACCGGGGGTGGGCCATCACGAAAAAACTGTTGAAGATGGTATAATATATACTTGCTTATGATTTCGTCAATCTCGCGGGGATACATTTTTCGTTGATGCGTCTTTGCGTCATACTTCGCCATATTCGCATATTTCACGAAGATATTATTGATTTCGATAATCTGTTTTTCTGCGGCGGAGGCGGGCGATATACCACCAGGAGTAATAAACTTGGCAAATACATCACGATATAATGCGCTCTTTACAAATCGGGCGACGAATGTATGAAACGGTATATAACAATGATACGGCTGTAGTTTGATATAATAAACGCGTTCATCTGCCATTTTAGGATGATACACGTCGTCTAGAAAACATATTTCGCTATCCGATGGAATGCGCGCACAACGAATGAGTTCATTTACGGTCTTTTCCTTGGTGGTTCGTTGTGGGAATGCGGACGCCGACGCCGCCCCGGCGGCATTTCGCTCTTTAAACCCACCAATCGTATGGTCGAAGAGAGGGGGGATGATGGCAAGACCGCCGCTGGTCGCGACGGCGGCGGATGCGCGCAATTTATACTCGAAATATTGTCGAATATGTGCGACCCATTTATCAGGCCCCATATTATTCGTATATATCATAACCTTAGTACCAGGAATAGAATTCTTCTTTTTACGGATATATTCTAATATACGCAACATACTCGGGCGTATAATTTCCGGGTATAAATCAACTAAATCATTAAAATAACGGTATGTAATATCTGGTTTATCGAAGTATTCTTCTATTGCGTGCGCGAATATCGAAAATTGAGAGAAATTGCCGAGGGTCTCATCTACATCAATCACAACGGACTTTATTTTCGGTTTCAAAGACATTCGTAGTATACTACTATAGTATAGTATTATAGTATTGTAGTATTGTAGTATTGTAGTATTGTAGTATTGTAGTATTGTAGTATTGTAGTATTGTAGTATTGTAGTAGTATTATGCGAATATTGCCGAAATATACAGATAGTGATATTGATGAAGATATGAAACTAACACGCAGTGATTATATCAAGATTCTTCGTCATTATCGTCGCGGTTCACGCCCTATGCGAGAGGCGGCGGCGGCAGGCATTTCTACGAAAACCGCGAAGGAGCGAGCACACAGTATTCTTGCGGGGAAATTGTGTCGCTGTATCAAGCCGACTACGTCGACGTCGACGTCGACGATGATGACCCGGGCTCGGAAACGACGCGATTCTGCTGAGAAAAGTCGGCGTATCGCATATTGTACCCAGTCCATATTCAATAATAGAAACCTACGTCGTCACGGGTTTCGCTGTAAATCTGTGCGTGGCGACCGGTTGCGCCCGCGTTTCACACGTGATATAACAAAATCGGAAAAGAATTTGGTGTTACGGCATCATTGATTGCCGCCATCGCCGTCATTGTCGGTCTCGTCGCCGTCTACGTATTCTACCGCGCGCAAGATAAGCAATTCTTCTTGACTCAATCTCTGGAACACGACATTAAGTTCAAACTTGATATTGAATACGAAGCGTTTCACGTTCCGGATTGTGACGACGTGAACCCCTTCTTCCGGGTTTTCGCGGACACGGAATAACGTCCCGCCAAGTGTGATATATGGGCGTGTTTCGAGCGACCGTAAGGGTATCCACCGTATCAATTGATTATGTTTCAGGTCATATGGGGTTTCAATCACGCGATACATCGGTAATTTTCGTTCAAACTCGGCCATTTTCTCCGGCGTCAAATTCATCGACGAGAGAATTTCGTGTCTTCGCGCGGCAATCTTCTTCAGCGTCAAATTCGCAATCGTGTTATTCTCTGTCTTATTCATCGCAGATAATATCGCATTAATATCCATCGGAAATGTGGGTTCATCAAGGACGGACTGAAGTAGGTCGTCGTCGGAATCCACGGCATAATCGGAATCTTTGACACTAGGGTGGGTCCGGGAGGGCGGCACGTCGTCGTCCGCGTCGTCATCGGTGGACGACATCGTCGTTTCTGTATCAGTAGCGTCGTCGTCCAGGTCGTCGTCGTCGTCCCGGTTCTCGGTATCCTCGGTATCCTTGTGTAGTAATTCATATATATTTAGTTCATCTTCCAGACAGTCGCCGTTGGACCTGGACCTCGACCGGGACCTCGACCGACGACCTCCGACCGACGGGCGCATATAATCCAAATCAACGACTACTGTTTTCTTCATAGCGTAGCGAAGCGAAGCCGAGCGATACATACATACACCCGCATCTGTTTATTATATATAAGGCATCCAAACACCCTCGATGGGCTGTATTTTAGCCCGATGATGTCCGATTTTAAGTGCGTTTATCGCCCTCCTTACTGAAAACCACAGCATATATAGCATTATCTTATAGCTTTTTGAAAAGTCAGTAAGGCGGGAAATCGCGCGGTTGGAGGGCAAAATGGAGGTAGCCGTCGGGGTGTTAGATGGGCTTACGACCGCCCCGCAGGTTTTTGTGGCGATGGTGGCAGAACCGCCGAGTTATGCTCTCGTCAGGCTAAATGTGCGAAAAATCGCGTTTTAAAAGCAAGACGGCCGATCCGGGATTTGGACATTTATTTTTTTAGACCACTTTACCCTTTTCGAGTTAGCGGGATATATAGCTTTTTTATTTCTGGTGATGTGACTGAAGATGGTGTAAATGTTGCCAAAATGTCCAAAGTGCAATATTGCAAAACATTGCTAAATCAGACAAATTCAGACAATACCCCACACTGACGTGTTCAGAATCCTTGGTGAGAATGCTATATATAGACCATCATTTGGTCTGTATGTTGCCACACCCTTGGGGTAAAGCGAATACCCCAGGCCGTGGGGTAAAGCATAATGAATAAATAATAGAGGTATAATATAGATTATAGTAACGACAATCTCTCGGAATATACAATTTCAACCGGTGAAAAATGCCGCGGAAGTATGTTGACTACTCAAGAACGTATATCTACCATCTAACTTGTAAAACAAAGGAGATTTCAGACGCATATATTTCGTATACAACCAACTTGACACAAAGAAAGTATAAGCACAAGCGCGAGACTTTGGATAATACCTACCGGACGAAGTTATACGATAGTATTCGGAAGAATGGTGGTTGGTCGAATTGGAGGTGTATTATTTTGGAAGAATGTGCTTGTAACAATGAAAACCAGGCCAAGGACTTGGCGAATTCCTATATTATTAAAATGAAACCAAATTTGAACGATGAAAAAATGGACGAGAAGTCGATGGACGACCTTCCTGGACTTCCTGGAATTAGACCAAATATTTTCGCCGATGAAACGATCGCAACGTCGGCTCCGCCTCTTTTGGATGGAGGGATTCCAACCCAGACAAATGAAGGAAAATATGTTTGCCTTTGTAAAAAATCCTACGCGCACCGGTCTAGTTATTATAAACATACTTCTACGTGTCTTCAATTTCAACATAGACAGTCTGTTAATAAATTGGCGGGTATACCGCCGCCACATGATTCTTCAATGAATACTGTTTCCGTTTCTATTATTTCGACTACAACGACGACGACGACGACGACTGCGACGATGACCGTGCCGGTGGTTGCGCCGGTGGCTGTGCGCGAGAGAATAGAACAACCTATCGCCTCCGGCGGCCCCGACCTCGACGCCGACGACGCTGACGACGACTCTACGGAAATCGTGCGCTATCGTTTCAAATCTAAAAAAAAGGCGGAGAAAATGGACGAAGTGGTCGACGACGTAGTCTTTCATTATTCCAATTTTACAGAACCAGAATTATCCATCCAAATCTCTGAAAAACAAGAATACGGTGAGCGTGATAGTAGTAGTCGCACGGATTCATCGTCGTCGTCGTCGTCGTCGTCGATTGCGGACGACACGGACACGGACACGGACACGGACACGGACACGGACACGGACGCGGATACGGTATCCGCAATGTCCGCAATGACCGCGGGAACTGATGCGGCGTCCTCGGTCGTATCCGAGCTTCTCACCGAGCAAAATGAGAAGCTCAAGGATTATATTAGGAAGATGATTTCGGCGCTTACCGATGGCAAGAAACGAAACAAGAAATCTCTCGTCAATTCTCTCGTGTTTGAGTTATTAGACCAGAATAAAACCCTACAAAAGCAAATCGTTGAATTAAGCAAGGAGCGCAATATTATCGTCAATAATACGAATAACAACCAATTTAATTTGAACTTTTTCCTGAATGAACAGTGTAAAGACGCGGTCAACATCTCGGACTTTGTCAATTCTCTCGAAATCACGATGGACGACCTCGCGTATACACGGAACCAGGGACTTGTGGAAGGTATTAGCAAGGTGATGATTGACGGATTGAAGCAAATGGACTTGTATAAGCGCCCGATTCATTGTACGGACCAGAAGCGGGATACGATTTACGTGCGGGACAATCACCAGTGGGCGAGAGATGAGGGAAATGCGCGGATGCGCCAGGCGTTCATTGATATCGCCAACAAGGAGTATTTTGCGGTTAAAAAGTGGATGGATTTACACCCGGGGTGGGAGACGAATAGTAGACTCCAGGAATTTCACCATAAGATGATTCGAAATGTCCTTCACGAAATCAAGGATGACCCGATTGGTGAACGTAAGATTATGAAAAGTATAGAGCGAGAGATTTTTATAGAGAAGTGAATGCGCAGTCCGAGAGATTATTAGTAATATGAAATACTAGTAATGGTAATTTTATAAAATATGAGTATTATTGTATAAGATGAAAACGAATAGAAGGTCCAAACGCGTTAAAAAGACGCGGCGGAATCGGCGTTCTAGACGGACGCAAAGGGGGGGGGGTAAATTCGGTGATTCTATAAAGTTACGCGAATCAAGGTTGAAAGAATGTACACGAAAATGTGATACAGATAATCCAGACCCAATAACCAGATACGAAATGAGAAACCCAACGCCAAGTGGATGGTATATAACGAGTAAAGGGCCATTTCAGGGCTACGGCCCAAGTTATGAAATAAAAAATAAATCGCTTGCCATTGAAATATCAAGCGATAATGACTACCCGTTATATCAACACTATTTAGACATGTTAGAAGAACTACCAGACCCAACAAAAATATATACAACCGGTAGCATGTTGAATAAAACCCAATGGAAATTGACATATGACTCCACGCAGCAGCTACTTCAATGGGTAAATCAAAACGACAAAACGACACAACCATTTGTTATACAATCACCATTGAAAATCGGTGATAAAATGGCAACATAATTTATAAATTATATAAACATAATCAGATTAGCCTATGTTTATGTGACACAACACGCAACCCTAAAACTTTGACCCGATAACCTCATTGGCGGCCATAGGCTCAAACGACATCATCCCGCCGGGCATTCCGCCGCCGACATTTTGCGCGTAAGTGCTGTTAAAGTGCTGCTGCTGCTGGGATGCCTGCGAGAGACCGTAGTCGGCGGTGCCGGTATTACGGTTGGTGGTGAGGACGGGGTTAGGAGGCGCCATTCCGCCACCGACCATTCCACCGGGCATACCTCCGGCATACGGCTGGGAGAGCGGTTGTGTGATGCGGACCGCGCCGCTGCCACCCTGTGCGCCGCCACCACCAGCGCCGCCCGCACTGCCATTGTAACTCGTCTCACCGCCCAGTAACTCGATTGTGCGTTCCACGATAATCTGGACCTTCTCGCCCAACTTTGTCTTGATACTCAAGAGAATCATCAATATTCCTAAAATTGTCGTGGTAAAGTTGAAATCGCTGTATCTGTATCCCGAATAAGTGGGGACATATGTTATTAAGCGATGGATAAAGTAAATGAACACGAACATAAACAAGATTTGGCCGATTATTTCTATCAAAATCATCAGGGTTGCCTTGTGGTCGTCCGGCTCGGGGACGTAGGTGCGAACCAAGTATAACATAACGAGGATGGGGATGAATCCGATGATGGTATATTGGACGATATTTAATAAGACGCCTTGCTGCTGTTCGTCTAAACGAAACACGTGGTCCACGAACGAACTACCGCGCTTCGTTCCCTCCTTTACAGTTTCTTCAAATGCCTCCATTGTTGAGTATATATATACCGGCGAATATATAAAATAATGATGGAACAATGATGGAATGAAATGGAATGAAATGAAATGGAATGAAATGGAATGAAATGAAATGCGCGAGCGGACGCGTAGCGGAATGCCAATGATATAAACAGATCTCAATGATAATAGTTATTGTAGTATTTTCTATTATAAGTCCAATGCTCCGTCGTTTCTCTCGTATCAACAGTGTTCCGCATTATCGCGTTGAAAATACGGGTGTGGCGCAATACGCCATAAAAAGCACCGAAGACACCGCCACCGCCGCCGCCGCCGCCGCGACCGCCCACGCAGAATACCAATACCTAAATCTCATCCACGATATTATACAACAAAACAATGAACAAACGGGCCGGAATGGGTCCACATATTCCATATTCGGCGCAGGAATGGTATTCTCATTAGACCAAGGAACGATTCCGATTCTCACCACAAAGAAAATGGCGTGGAAAACGTGTCTCAAGGAACTCCTCTGGTTCGTCCAGGGGAAAACCGACAATCGCATTTTACAAGACGCCGGCGTCCACATTTGGGACGATAATGCGTCACCCGATTTTATGGAATCGCGCGGACTCGCGCACTACGCCGAAGGCGACCTCGGCCCCATCTACGGACATCAATGGCGCCACTTTAACGCAGCATACGAGAATCACGAGACGGATTATACCGGGAAAGGAATCGACCAACTCGCCGAGATTATTCGGTGCCTGAAACACCCCACCGAGAGATTTTCGCGCCGCCTCATTATGTCTGCCTGGAATCCGTGCCAATTGGACGAGATGGCCCTGCCACCGTGCCACATCCTATGTCAGTTTAATGTTGATAACCATAATCGCCTTTCGTGTGCTTTGTATCAACGCAGTGGTGATGTGGGTTTAGGTGTTCCATTTAATATCGCATCGTATAGTTTTTTGACGCACCTTCTTGCGAAACATTGCGGCCTGGTCGCCCACGAATTCGTATATCATTTAGGAAACGCACACATCTACGACGACCATATGGATGTTATGAAAACACAGTTATTGCGTCGCCCACTCGCGTTTCCGCGGGTTGAAATATCAGTTTTGAGAGATGACATCAACGACTATGTATTCGAAGATTTTCGCGTATTGAATTACCAAAGTTATGATTCCTTGAAGATGACAATGCGAAAATAATATAGAATTAATGTGTTATTACATTTTATAATCTTCACGACTCCGAACGACCGAACGACCGAACGACCGAACGATATGAGTGGTAACGCAGCATTGTCCGCCGCGCGAAAGCGTAGAGCATCTTCTACACCCATGGGCGCTGGCGCACAAACTACGCAATCTTCCGCCTATTATAATCGAACAACGCCTACGACGCAACAATTGATGAATCAAACATTCCCGGAACATAATGGCCAGCCACAATATACGCTTCCTAGAGAATCGGTCCCAAATGTGCCGATAAATATATACGAAAACATAGAACTTATTAAGCAGCAAATCACCGCGCGAACCAAAACGATACAAACACAAGGAAGCACGATACCTGTTGACAAACTCCGAATTCTCCAAAAACAAAACGAAATCCAAACCCAAATTCTTAAACAGAAAATGGCAATCGCGCAACAGATGGAGCAAGTCGAGCAACAGCAACTTCAACAGAAGGAGCAAGAGCTACAACAGCAAATGTCGCAAATGGCGATACCCTCTATGAACGAACCAGAGTTTATTTATGAAAAGGGAATACCTCGAAAGAATCCGAAATATAAATCACCGGCGGAAATAGAGGCGATGAAACAGGCGAGGGCGCAGGCGAGGGCGCAGGCGAGGGCACCGGCACAGGCACCGGTCGCGCAGGCACAGGCACCAGTCGCACAGGCACAGGCGCCGAGTCGAATGACACCCTTCGTAAGTATGGTATCCGATACCGGTGTGATTCCACCTCCCATTGTTATTTTAAAATCGCACGATGCCAAACTGGAAGAACACGATAATGTGATACAAGATATCATTCACCAGTTGGATTATTTACTAGAACGTGTCAATGAAGCATCGCCCACCGCCGCGCCCACCGCCGCGCCCACCGCTACCGACGCCGCCGCCGCATCCGATGCGGACGAACCAGAGCAAGAATTACTGATGGAGGTTGTTATGAGCGATTTAACAAACAGTCGCGAATTCGTAGAAGGTATTGTGGATAAGATTGTCAATGATACGAATCTCTCGGAGGTGATTATGAAGATTGAGCCGCTTGTAAAAGAGAACCAGGAGTTGCGGTCTCTTATCCATTCACAGCAACAAATGATGAATGAAATGAACACAATGTTGTTGCGACTGTTGAATTCAAATGCGCCGTCGCAGTCGCAGTCGACGGAGCCGGAGGAATCGCAGTCGCACTCGACGGAGCCGGAGGAATCGCAGTCGCACTCGACGGAGCCGGAGGAATCGCACTCGCACTCGACGGAGCCGGAGGAATCGCAAGAGGAAGTATTTCAAGACGAAGGATTGGATATTGATGGGTTATATCAGCCGGAAGTTGCCGACGCAGTCGAGATGACCGAGATTGTATTATCTACTGGACAAGTTGAACTTATATCAGAGGAAGACCCGGATACAGAGCCGGCTCAAATTATTGACCTAGACGACACCGAACCCGAGGAAGCCGCCGAAGCCGCCGAAGCCGATAAAGAGGAGCCTGCCGAGGAAGCCGCCGAAGCCGAGGAAGAGCCCGAGACGTATTCAGAAATGCCACATTTCCCAATCGCGCTGATTGTAAATGAAATCGATTCACCAGCGCGCGCGTAAAAAAAAAGAAGTATAAATATGAATATGTAATAGTATTCATATTTACAATGCTAGTTATTTCTATTTTCATTTTCTGTATCGTCTTATTTTTGTATCTACATATCCATTTTCATCTTAAACGAAGTAATGATTTAGAAGTGTATGAAATAGAACAACCGTCCAAGCAGCGTTTAGAAGAAGTATGCGATATACGACAGCCAACCACCTTTGAATTTTATAACGAACAATTACTATCCCAGCTATCATATCACGGTATCCACACCAATTATCGAGCATTTGATATCCACATTCGTGATGTTAACAAAAGTGCTGCGTCCACGTCGGCGTCGGACGCCTCGAAAGCCCCCCAGAAAGGAACAGAGAACGAAGTTGTGTTATACATCCCGGTTACATTCAAAATCGCACACGAAGTCCTGAAAAAAGACACGGAAATGAAATACATTAGTGAACAAAATGCGGATTTTATAGATGAAACCGGTCTTATTAAAATATTTCAATTGAACGATGAATTTCTACGCCCATATATGGTATCGACATGTATGTATGATATAATGATGGCGTCTGCTGGAACAACAACACCGCTCCGATATGAAGTGAACTATCGCAATTATTTTCTTGTCACGCAGGGGACAGTTCGGATACTGTTAATCCCGCCCAAAGACACCCGGTATCTATACCCCATCAACGACTACGACGTATTAGAATTCCGGTCCCCCGTAAATCCGTGGAAGGTCCAGTCCGAATACCGTGACGATTTTGATAAAATAAAGACACTCGAGGTTGAATTGTTCCAGGGGATGGTTATGTTTATTCCGGCATTTTGGTGGTATAGTATCCAGTTTATTGGATCGGAAACGAGCGTGTGTTCTTTCAAATACCGCACGCATATGAATACGTTGTCAATTGCGCCGCAACTAATGATGAATGTGCTTCAGAATATGAATATAAAGCGAGATACACTCGAAAAACGGGCCATCGTCAAAAGTCAATTCTCTGATGGCGTAGATACGACCGATGGCGACGGCGGCGGCGGCGGCGGCAGCAACAGCAGCGCTCCTCCTCCTCCTCCTCCTACCGAATACACTCCATCCGTCGATTCGCAATATTTACCCAAATCAATACGCGGAACCAGCAATAATCCATATAGTATTATGAACGCGATGACTGAAAATGTAACGTCGGCGACGACGACGACGGCGGCGGGCACATCAATGGATAACAATCTAGGTGGTGCGGATTTAGAGACTAGCATTGCGGCCACCGCCGTTGTAGGGACACCCCCGGCTGAATATATATCTCAAACGCCAACGGCGTCATCGGACGTGTAACGGTCGGAACGAGTGGTAGTTCACGTCATCATCCCGCGCAGCGATTCACACACTTCTTCGATTGGGATACAGTCGACGGATAATATTTTTGTAAATAACTGGTGAAGTTTTGTATTAGATACAACGTCTAATAACAATGACGAGATATACCCGTCACTTGTAAATACGTATTGGGGGTATTTATGATAATAGTTATAGAAATCGCGATAGATATACATTGTGAGAAATGCCATACCGAGCGACCATACATCGTGTTTGAGTTGGACCGTCTTCCAATTATATTTACTTGTTCGGTTTGTATCACGGATATTCTTGAATTCTGGGTGACAATACGGTATCGTTCCTCCGGTGCCATAGCCCTTACCGTGAATTCCGGATAATCCAAAATCAATCAAATACACGGTGAAATTCTTACATTTTTCGGGGTGGTTGATATCGAAATTATCGTGTTCTCGAATGAGAATATTGTCGGGTTTGACGTCGCCGTGAACGACCGATAATGTGTGAATATCGCGCAATAGATTCGCGCATTGATGAAACAGATGAATAAAAAAGGGGTTTTGTAATGTCATGTATTGTTTATATATGGAATTTCCGATATTATCCTTTACCCAATTGTATAATGTATGTGTATGTTTTACGTAATGCTGGATACTGAACGATATCATATTTTCACGTAGGTTATTATAAAATATCCGCGGTTCGTTTTCTAATTGGTCCATACCCGCATAATTATCTGCGTTGTCGTAATATTTACACTCGCATAATGCGTTTCGGCATTCACATACATCGTTTTTGAGATTTCGCTTGATGTTGGAGTAAACTAAAAAGGGGCGTACGATGCGGGGGTCTGTGCCGGGTATTTCACGCAACGCGTTTATGATGTCGATTTCGTTAATAAAACTATACGGCGAGTCGTCTATTCGAAGAATATACCCATTATAACGAAATACGCCGATATATTGTTTCGTTTTCACCGACCGATACTGTTTTTTCTCTTCAAATAAATCCCGATAGATATTATTTGCGACAATGATATACAATATCCGCATCTTGATTTTTACGACGTCTGATACCCCAGGAATACTATGAATTGCGTCCTCGTAACGAGGGTCCAATAGAATATCTTTAATATTGAATTTATACGTGTCCATTATCCGAATAAGTTCTTGTAACTCGTAATCTTCGTTTATAATCGTATTGTCGACTTCGATGCGAAACAATGTGCGCGTATTCACGGGACTTGGGGTGGGTGGCGGTGGCGGTGGCGGTGGCGGTGGCGGTGACGAATTGTCGTCATCTGAATCGACTGTCATTATATCAGATTCAACAACGACCTCGTATTGTCGTTTTCTTTTTACAATACGCCTATTTTTTAATTTATCTCGTATGTTATTTTTGATTTTTGTGATAAATGCTAACATATATAGAATGTATAGATATGTATACTTTTGTGTCTATATATGTTACGGCTGCGGCTGTGGCTACGGCGATTATGCGCCGAATGTGCTTTCTTGACAATATGAAACATACAAAAACCCGTCGGCGTCTTTGTTCGCATCATAGATAGGCCCTATCATTGATGTGATTGGGTATATCTTATTATTGATAAACATAAAAAGTGCCTTTTCGGGTGGGAAGTGGATCCGTTTCCGAATAATCTGCTGAAGTTGAAGTAGCGTCAAATCTCTCGGAGTGATGTACTTTGATTTGTCGATTGGATACGCGTCCCGGTCGCTTTTGGATGGCTGTATGATGAGTGGGACGCGGTCTGGGTATTTTTCAAGGATAATCTGCGATTTTTTAACGCGTTCTAAATAGTCGTTGTTTATAAACGACGGAAATGCGAATGGCGCGGGTGCTGCGGGTGCTGCGGGTGCTGTCGCCGAGCTTGATTCATCGCTGCCGGGCGTATTCGTATATAATTTTTGCGGATAAGAATAGGAAGTATCAATATTCATTTGACGGATGATATAATAAACACGAATATCGATTTATATCTATATTAGTGCTAGTGAATAAATATTTGAATGTGTGATAAATTGAAATCTATTACGGCATTTTATTATAATATAACTGAACTTGGATGACAACATCACTGTCTCACGATATCCGTAAATATACGACAGTTGTAAAGAAAATGGAGTGTCCTGCTCCTGCTCCTGCTCCTGCTCCTGCTCCTGCTCCTGCGGCGCCCCTCGCGGCGCTACTTCCAGAAAATATGTCACCAGAACAAGTGCTGGCATTCGAGAAATACAAATCGGGACAAAACGTATTCATCACCGGCCCGGGCGGAACCGGAAAGTCCGCACTCATCCGAGAGATTTATAAGTATGCGACCCAGCGAGAACACAATATACAGGTATGCGCGCTCACAGGATGCGCCGCAGTTATGCTGGACTGTAAAGCGAAAACAATCCATTCGTGGGCCGGCATCGGACTCGCCAACGGCGATATTGGACGTATCGTAGACCGCGTAGATAAGAACTTCTTCAAAAAGAAGGAATGGCGAAAGACGCGCACACTCATCGTGGACGAAGTGAGTATGATGTCAAAACGGTTGTTTGATATCTTGGACCTCGTAGGAAAAACCGCCCGAACGTGTCATTCCCGACCTTTCGGCGGAATCCAACTCGTATTCTGCGGCGATTTCTACCAGCTCCCGCCGGTGGGCGTGAATACGGAAGACCCCGACAATGCGCGATTCTGCTTTGAAAGCGAAAGTTGGTTTCATACCTTTCCAAAAGAAAACCACATACAACTGAAGCAAATCTTCCGTCAAAATGACCCCGTATACTGCCAAATTTTGAACCAGGTGCGCGAAGGGCGGATTACGCGCCGAACAGACGAAATCCTTCGTTCGCGCATCGGCGTTCTTCTACCGGATGTATCTGAAGATGGAACCCCGCAGACGAAACCGACGATTTTATATGCGACGCGGTCGCGTGTGGACGAAATCAACCGAATGGAGATGGAGAAACTCACAATTCTGGACCCCGATAGCCCAGACTATAAATATGAATTGAAGTATGTGACCGACTTGCCGTTGTCGGAAAAGGAAAGGCAAATTCGCGCCTCGCAGTCGAAGGAGCGCATATCATCGGAATTGTTTTCCCTGAAGAACAGTATTTTGTGTGATGATATCGTTCATTTGAGGGTAGGCGCGCAAGTGATGTGCGTCGTGAATATGGAGGAATCGGTGACGACTGCCGCGACTCCCATATGTAATGGAAGCCAGGGGGTTATTGTGCGGATGACGGAAACAACCACCAGTATGTCACCCGCATTGCCGGTGGTGCGTTTCAACAATGGGCTTGAAATGACGATTAATCCACATACGTGGATGAGTGAGAACATACCGGGAATTGGCGTATCTCAAATCCCGCTGATACTTTCGTGGGCGATAACAATACATAAGAGTCAAGGGGCCACTCTGGAACGATGTATTATTGATATAGGGGAACGGGTATTTGAAGCCGGGCAAAGCTACGTCGCACTGTCGCGAATCAAATCATTAGAGGGGATGAGTATTATGAGTTATGATGTATCGCGTATTATGGTGAATAAGCGCGTGAAGACATTCTATACGGAGTTGGATGGTTGGTCTAAGTCCTCGGGGAAATAGTTTATCCGGGAGAGGGAGAAAAGATGTTGATGTAGAGAGAGAAGAGAGAAAAGAGAAAAATTGAAAAGAGAAAGAGAGAAAGAAGGAAGAGGAAAGCGAAGAATGTTAAGAGTGATAAGATGGATGAGTGAAGCGACGG